GGTTGATAGGATAACTATAGCTCTTCTGAGCTCTTCTTAAAGATTTTTTCTAAAAGTTCTTTAGTATCATTGACAGTTCCTAGATATCCCATATTACGACTTATATTCGGTTGATTTTTATTATCTCTATCTGCAGATCTTATATAATCTTGATACATCATTATCATCTCAATATCTGACGATTCTGATAAAGTAAGTACATCATCTAATTTAATGATGAACATATCATCAGTTGTAGTTTTTAACCAAGGTTCTATCTTATATCCAACCACTCCTCTTTTTCCTTTTAGTTCTTCAACTATAATTGGATTGGATATAATCAACATAGTTCTTTCTTTTTCTTCGGAAGCTGCTACCTTCGCAAATATTTCTTCTCCAGATTTAAGTTTTACGGTTGCATAGAAATCTTCTTCCATATATTACCTTAGTTGTATAGTGATTATTTCATAATTAAATTTTTCTTCATTGTAGATTTTAATTCTTTCTATGAAATGATTGAGTGTGTAATTTCTTCTATTTTTTGTAGAACAATCGTCTGAGATATCATATAGTGTTGCTTTTACTTTGCCTTTTCCTTTTCTAAGAACTCGTCCAATACTTTGAAGATTACGGACTCTTGATTTACTTGGAGAGGCAAAGATAACATTATGGAGGTTTTTAATGTTGATACCAGTACTAAAAGTTCCATAAGAAGCAACAATGATGGCGTTGTTTTCTCTTTCTGTAATTTCTCGTACTAATTCTCTTTCTTCAGTATCAACACCACCATGTATAAAAAATACCTTACGGTTATCACCTTTGTTTTTATTTATCTTCTCGTAGAGCACTGCTCCATGACTTTCGACTCTTTGGAAAAGAACAAGACTATTCCCTTTAAGATCAAGTGCTAGATTTTTAATAAAATTATTACGTTGTTCATGAGAGATTAAATACTGTATCTCATCCTCATAAGTATCAAATGTTTGTGGTGAGTGCTTGAGGACCAGACATTGTATATCTAATTGTGATAGATGACCTTGCTGCATCAACTCATCAGTTCTTGTTACTCTATATGACGGACCAAAGAGACCCTCTAACACCCACTTATGCGTCTGTGTGCCGTCTAAAGTTCCAGTAAAACCAAATCTATACTTTGCGTGATGTAGTTTGGTCATGATCTGTATTAATGACTTGGACTTGAATAAATGCGCTTCATCGCCTATAATTACATTATATTCCTCAAAGAAAGAACGCTCAAGTTTATATACTGATTGCCAAGTAGTGATAGTTACAGAAGCTTCATTACTTTTATCTCGACCAGAATAGATACGATGACAATATGAATCAGCATCCCAACCATAGTCTAGGAAATCCTTATACATCTGCTCTACTAGGGATGTCGTCGGAACAACTAGCAAGATTTTTTGACCTTTGTCTACATAATACCTTACGAGAGAGTAAATCATCAAAGATTTGCCTGAGGCAGTGGGAGATATCAATAGTTTTCTATTATGTTTTAGAGCGTCGAATACTCCCTCTATTTGATACTTCCTCGGAGAGTGAGAACAAATAGAACTCATATAATCTTTTACACCCTCATACGAGATACCATCATTCTCCTCATATGGTGTCCCGTAGAATTTGTTATCTTCAAACTTATAACTATATCCGTATTGCTTACAGAAATTCACAATCTTATCTAACAGACCCACATAGATCTGCTTAGAACGCATGTCATATAAATGAATTTCTCCGTTCCAATTTCTACCACGATACTGTGGCATGAACTTCGCATTTGGAACTTCAAACTTAAAATGATCCCTCAGTTCGTATTCGATATGAGGTTCAGTATTTATTTTTAGAAAAACTTCGTTGGATTTTGAAATAACAAGGTCCGTCGTTCTCACAACAATCCATTCATCTAATAATATTTATTACAGATTTTCAAACTTATATTCTAATATCATTCTATACAAAGAGTCTCTCAAATACCAAAGGTGCTCCTGTTCCATTGGATGTCTGGCAGGAGCACCAGGCCAATACTTAATAGTTTCCTGTACACAATGGTGTAAAAGACGAATATCTTCTATTGTTAAATTGACTGAGTAGTCATATTCGTGACTTGGTTCGAATTCTTCATTCATTATCCTAGTCCTGAATTAAACCTCATGAATTCAATTGCGTTTTTAATTTGAAATGTACGATTAGTTATCTGCTTTAAGATACTTTCAAGATACACTAACATTGTATCGTAGTAATCTATCTTCAAACACACTTTAGACAATTTTTCATCAGCGTCAAGGTATTTCTGCATTGTATCCTTGTCACGAATCTTTTTTGGAAACGGATTTTCCACATAGACATCTGGATCTGCTTTGCCACTGAAGTATTCATACCTCTCATGACGAATATTTTTTTTCTGTTGTTCTGCTTTCTTCCGCATCAGGAAGATAGTATTATATAATTCAAAATATTTTGCGTGAAGAGAGGGAATATTCAGAGACTCCTCATGGAGGTTGTCTCTGTCTAGTTTTGCGTCTTTCTCCCACATATCTTGAATTGAATCAAGATCAAAACTCATATGGCTTTGCCGTTCAAATCAGTTATATTGTAGATAGTATACTTGAATTCGGCATCCGCTGTAAAGTACTGGATGTCCGTATCTGTAGCATCAAATGTCAAAGTTGTCAAAGATACTGGGAATAAATCTTTGAAATTAACGTTGAACTTTGGAATAAGATTGCTACTTAAAACTTGAAGAGTTCCATCAGAATAGATATCATCTCCTCTCTCATTGGTGGTTCTAGTAGGAAGAACACCACCAGATTCAAACTTATTAAACTCTGCGATAGACTCTGGAAAACCTAAACCTCTAATCCACTTTTGTATTTCCATATAGTTTTTTAGATCTTCATCAACTAAAAATCTAACAAACAAATCACCAAAAGCAATTTTATCTCCAGGTGTTGGAATGTCTCTCAAGTAGGATGGTTGATCAACTACACCTAGAGATAGATCTGGAATATTTGCTTGATTACAAAAGAATGCTGTTTTTGGACTTCTGGTAAGAGTAAACTTAAATCCAGTAGGCGCAAGAAAGTTTCTATTGTCGATCTGATTATATGAAGAATCTCTTACATCAACGACCATGACTTATCACTCAGCATGAACAGTGGCCTTTCTCCATCCACCATTCTTTCCATCAGTATTTTCCATTACAGCATTAGCGGCTGCTTCGTTATCATATTGAATTCTATCATCGTAAATATCCGTCCACCTTCTATTGCCAGCATAATATACTGTGATGGATTCATCAACAAGACTTGGTTTTTTAATATGGTGGGGCATTGTTGTCCTCAGTTGGTTTACTGCTATTTATACAAAAAAAGAGGACCCGAAGGTCCTCTTGGAGAAATATGTGTCCGATGGATCACATGAGGTTCTTAACAGCAACGCGACGATAGTAGCGGTTCTGGTTGACCTTGAGAGCGCCGAGACCCTGGTTGGTTCCTTCTGCGAATGGGTTAGCAACGAGACCATAGCGGGTCTTGAAGCCAATCTTGGGCTGGAAGGAGTTCTCACCAACGGCACGTACCATCTGAAGGGGTACATATGGGCAGTAGAAGAGTCCAGCGTCATAAGGGTTAGTTCCCTTATAACCGACAACATAATACTGGTTACCGCCTGATGCGTTAGCAGAGGTGAGGTTGGATGAATAAGGATCGATGTATACACGATACTTACCTTGGAGAACACCAGCGAAGGTGTTACCAGTGTCATCAACGTTCAGGTTAGCGTTGAGTGCAGGGGTGTAATCGAGAACACCAGCCATGGTCAGTGCAGAAGCAACGTCTGCGGAACACATGATGATGTTGCCCTTTCCGCGACGAGTTCTTTGTGCGATCGCGTTAGCGTCACGCTCGATTTGGAACAGGAGACCCTTGAACTTCTCAACAGACCATCTGCCGTTTGAGTCGATATCCAGGTCGAATACACCAGCGTTAGCGGTGTTAGCAACAGCACCTTGCTCAGCAACCTTATAGATGGTTCTGATAACTTCGCGGTTGATTTCAGCCAAGATCTCCGTAGAGAGGATGTTGGCGAGTTCCGCTTCAGCGTTCAGACCGTGGATTGCCTTGAGGTCCTGAGCAAGCTCGAGGCTGTACTCAGCTTTCAGAGCGCGTGACTTCGCAGTAACGGTGACCTTCTCGATCGAGAATGCCATCTGGTTGAAGGCATCAGATCCTGTGCCATCAAGAGATTCTGCGCTGTCCTTACGCATACCACCACCGACAGTGTAGTCGGAGGAAGTTGCTGAACCAACAGGGTTCAGAACTGAAGGGTTAGTGCCGCTCTGGATGGTTGAACCGATACCAGAAGCAACATCAGCGAATCCGTTGGACTCGTCGAAACCTGCGTCCTGACCAGAGAAAGTGGTGTCGGGCTCGTTGAAGAATGCCTCACTACCACTCTGGTTGGTGTAGCGGGAGCGCATTGCGAAGATCAGTCCAGTAGGACCGCTCATTGGCTGAACACCTGCGAGGTCATATGCGACCAGGTTAGGCATTGAGCGTCTGATCAAGGAGATCAGAACGGGGTCGAAACCGGCGGTTGGACCAGCAGCAGCGGATCCTCCCTCAAAACCGGTTGCACCAACAGAATTGGTTGGTTGCTCAGTCAGCATTCCACCTTGCTCGAAGGAGGATTGCTCACGAAGGAATTTTTCTTGGTTTTCTAACAGGACAGCGGTTACCGCCTTACGATGGGAATCTTTGATTGGATCAAGACCCTCATAGTTGAGGAGAGGTGCCCACTTTTCCTGCAGATGCTCGGATTGGAACATTTGCTTTACAGATAAAGTGTTTAGTTTGATTTAATGTTAAATTCAGTTATTTACCAAAAGAACCCATGGTTCTGAGGTAGCGATCCATTGTGTTTGAAACAAACTCAGGGGATTCGTCTACACCTTCTGAAAGGGTTTCAGTTTTGGCAACTGGTGCCTTGCCGGAGAAATATGACTCCTTCAAGGTTTCCAGTTTTTCACGATATTCGGTTTCACTTTCAAACTCTACACTTTCGGCAAGTGAGGCGAGCTTCTCTTTCTGAGTGGCAGCTAGGCCATCAGAAACTGACTCAAAGATACCATCAGCAACCGACTCTGCGAGGCGCTTGTTAAGGGAAATGTTCTTCTCGATCTGCTCGTTGAGTTTTGTCTCCATGTCATCAAGTTTGTCTACCATAGACTCAAGGACATCATATTTGTCTTCAGGGATTTCTACATAATGTTCTTCAAAAAGACTCTTCATTCCAGTAAGGAATGATTCAGTCATCTCAGTCTTAAGTGCCTGTTCGATAACGAGGGCATTTTCAGTAAACCACTCGTCAGCGACATACTCCAAATAGGAGTCAACACGCTCACCGAGTCCTACTTTTGCTTCCTCGATCTCTTCAGAAAGTTGAGCAGCATATGCTTGCTCTAACTCTTCTCTAATACCGGCAGCCTTAGCATTGATTGCTGCTTCAAAGATGGTCTTTGCCTTTTCTCTGAATTCTTCGGAAAGATCTTCGCCACCGAGAAGTGCATTAACATCTTCTTCGATGTCATACTCAGCAACCTCAGTAGTCTCTTCTTCAGAAACTACTTCATCGGTTACTGTCTCTTCTTCTTCGATGGTGTCTTCGGTGGAGAGTTCCTCGTCTTCCTTCATACCTTTAGGCATTGGATCTGCTTTACCAGCATTCTTGGTTACTACATCCTTAACTTGCTTAAGGGTCGCACCGGGTTCTTTCAGCTTTGCTGAATCATCATCGGGCTTGTAGTTTTCTGGCGTAGGACCGCCGAGATCTTCGACACCCGCCAACTGAGTTCCGGGATCCGCCATTTTAGGCATTGGATCTGCGGGCTTCGCGTTAGCATTAACAGCGGTGCGAGATTGGGGTGTCTTTACTTCCATTTCTTGTAATTTCTTACCACGAGACATTTGAACTCTCCGATTTACCGGTTATTAAACTATATTTATTTATAAAATTAAAGATTAGAAAGAAAATCATTAAATAAATTTAACTTCTTCTCATCTAATGCGCTTTGATCGACCAAAGTATTGATCTCTCTGTATGTTTTCTGTGCATACTTTTCACGAAGGATGCCACCATCCCATACCCAGTCTTTACCTTCCATAATTCCCTCAACAAATGCATCAGGAGCAGAAGGATCAGCAACGATGTCAGCAGCAGTTGCCAACATAAAATCGTCACCGACAATGTTAACACCCTCACGGGTCTGCTTTAATGAACCAATACCTCTGGAAGAAACACCAAGTTTTACTCCATCTTCAACTAAAGCAGAAGCAATCTTACCCATTGGGGTATTCAAAATCTTTGCTTTACCGATGAAATTTGAACCACTTTCTCTAAGTGATACAATTTTATGTGAAACTCTGTC